GTTGAGCAACTTGGTTACCTTAATTATGGTGCGCCAACCCGCAATCCGTTCAACTATCAAAAGTTTGAACAGATTGCGCGGGACAACACTACAGCATGGCTAACGCTTGCTGAAATCCGTCAACAATTAAATTTGTTTGACGATACAAGCCAAGACACTTACTTGGGCGGCTTGGAAATAGCTACGCGCCAAGCAATTGAAGATTTTTTGGGCATGAGCATTTTTGCCACAAGTTATCGGGTCTATTACAACGCCACAAGTCTGTATGGAACACCTTTGACCTTGGACTTGCCCGAAGTGTCTCAGAACAATGCTACTCCAGCAAGCGGCGTGACTATAAGTAGTGTCAAATACTTCACTGACGCAACGCCTCCAGTTTTAACAACTGTCTCAGTCGGCACTTACTATTACGACAACAGCGGCAACAAAATAGTCTTGCAAACCCTGCCAAGCGATTTGAATGGCAGCATGACAAGCCCTGTTTTTTGTGAGTATGTCAGCCCTGCTAATCCAATAGCGGCGTATGAGGTTGTAAAGCTGGCTGGAAAACTGTTGCTAACGCATCTGTACAACAATCGCAGCAATACAACTGATGTAACGCTAAAAGACATTCCATTTGGAGTGTCAACCTTGCTTAGACCATACAAGCCATTGGTGATGTAATGTCAATTGCGCGGTTTGAAAACATCACTGTTAAAAACTTGACCTTTGCAAAAGATGCATTTGGCGAGCAAAGCACAACGCAAACAACTTGGTTTCAAACAAGGGCGCGGGTACATTCCGTTTCAAACAATGTGAGAATCAACGAAAAATATCGGGTTTACTCCGATATTGTTGACTTTACATTGAATTACACGCCAAACGCAAAAGCTATAGTTGACAACCAGAATTTGTATTCTATCAACTGGCGCGGCTTTGATTGGCGCATTGACAATGTGCGGGAAGCTGATGACCGAATGACAGTCAGGCTTCTTTGTGTTCGCAACGACCCAGTGGTGGCGGTGTAATGGCACAAACAAATCCCGAAACGCTTGGCAAAACAATTCAATACCAATTGTCAGGGATTGTTACGCCTGTACCTGTCTACGCGGCGTTTAACCGAAATTTTGCAACTGAGCCAAAATTTGTTACATGGAATTTGCGGAATATTCATCAGCCAGTCTACACAGGTCAAACGCAAAGCATAAAAGGCATTGACACTCCAATTTTCCAAGTCAGTATTTTTACGCAAAACATTGCTGAAGGTTTTGTAATTTCAAATACGATACTACAATCGCTGCATGGATACAGCGGCATGTTTGGCAATGTTGCAGACGGCGGTTTTTATGTTTCCAAAGTTGATGTAATGTGGTTGTATAACACATTTAACAATGAAGAAAAGTTAGCACAGATTATTCTGGACTGCACTATGTACATTCCGAATTAACAAGATAAGACTGTTTAACCAACTGAGGAATTCAAAATGGCATTACCAAACAAAATCCTTCCGGGCTTTGCCGCAACACTGTACGCACAACCCGGCGCTACGCCAACTCCATTGACTACAACGCAGCTCGCCCTTGTTGCCAGCGTATCGCCTTTGGCGGTAGTCGGCAATCAATTGCCTGTTGAAGCTGTTCCCGCTTTTGGCATGGATGATGCCGTGGCAAACTACAGCGTGGCGGGTTCGCGTCAAAGCGACAAAATCCCTACGCAATCTGCGCCGACAAGTCTAAGCGTAACTGCCGCATGGAATCCAGCAGATACTAATTTGCTGTTAATGCGCGGTGACGCTTATTCGGGCATTATTGACCGAACATTTGTTATTGAAGCAGAAGATGGCGCAAACATTGTTTATTACGCATTTAATGGTCGCGTAGGCAATTTTCAAATTGACGCGCAACCCGGCGCTGAAGCCAAATGCAATTTTACTATTCATCCCCGTGGCAACCAGTTTGGCTGGTCTAACAACGCATAAGGTGCAATCATGACTATCCCTGCAAAAGTTCTTCCCGGCTTTGCCGCATCGTTTTGGATGCAATCAGCAGCAACACCAACGCCACTGACTACAGCAAACCTTTCGGTGTGGGTGGCGCAAGTCACTACCATTGTCGGCACATCGGCTAACGGCACTGGCGCATCTGGTGTCGGCATTCCCGTTGAGGCTGTCCCTGCCTTTGGTATGGATGACGCGGTTGCTAATTTTAGTGTTGCTGGCTCACGGCAATCCGATAAGATTCCAACTCAGTCAGCGCCTACAAGCATGAGCGTTACAGCGGCATGGAATCCGTCAGATGCGGCTTTGCTGCAAATCCGCGCAGATGCTTACCTAGGCACAGTAGACCGCACCTTTGTGGTTGCTGCCGTTGACGGCACAAACACTGTTGCTTACGCTTTCAATGGTCGAGTGGGTAACTTCCAGATTGACGCACAGCCCGGTGCTGAAGCCAAGTGCATGTTTACTATTCATCCACGCGGCAATCAATACGGCTGGAGCAACAACTAATGAGCGCCATTGATGAGGCGGTTGAAGCAATCTTGGCAACCTATGGCAACCCTTTAGAGGTTGCTAGGGGTTACAAGTTTGACAACGCCGAGATTATGGAAGCAATGAAAGACGCAGTGCCAAATGGCAATGTGGCTTACGCATTGACGATGCTGGCTAATCTTAACCCGCCTCCAGCAAAAACCATCAAAGATTAATGATGCAAGAAAATACAATACAAAACACAAACGACTTGCTGGATTACCTAGTTGAGCAAGCCAAAGAACACAAACACTGGTTTGGGTTTGTTCAGCAAAAGATGACCGGCATTACGCTGGCGCATCAAATTGCAGCGCGTCATGCTGACAAAATGACGCCTATTGAAATTGTGGAATTTGTCAAAGAGTTAAACAATCAGATTTTTAACCGAATGATAAAGCCGGGTGCGTAAATGGGCGGCGGTGTCGTTATCAAGCTGGAAGGCATTGGTGCGGTAGACGAAGCATTAAAAGCGCTTGAGCGCGAATTTGGCGCAAAGACAGTGCAAGGCAAGGTGCTTGTGCCATCGGTCAGAGAAGCCATGCAGCCCGTACTTGCAGCGGCTGTCAGCAACGCGCCAAAAGATACAGGCGGCTTGGCCTTATCGTTGCAAGTAGAAGCCAGAAGGCCAACCAACAGAGACAGGCGCAGCAAGTACATCACGCAGAGCGATACAGTGATTGCGGCGGTGACAACGGCATCAGGCAAAAAGCTGGCAAGAATGAGCGAGGGCAAAGGATTGCTTCGTTCACGCAAACGGCTTGCTAAGCTAGGCTTTGAAAACGCAGCAACTTTTACCGGCGTGGAATCAGATGCGCGGGTGGTGGCGCAAGAGTTTGGGACGGCAAGAAACGGGGCGCAACCTTATTTAAGGCCAGCGCTGGAAGCTAACGCGCAATCAACAGTCAATCGGCTTGGCGAAATTCTCGCACGGCGAATACAAGAGTTTAGAAACAAACAAGGAAAATAAGACATGACCAAACTATCAGGCGTGCTTGGCAACAAATATCAATCAAAGCGCCAACAAATTTTTACCCGCAGTTTTGACCTTGGCGGTCATACTTTTAAAGTCAGAATTCCGTTTGTTGCGGAATCTGACGGCATGTTCACGCGCATCATGAATCCTGATGAGGCGCACATACAGCGCCTTTATGAGCAAATGTCTGAGCCATTATTGCGCTACAAAGACGAAGCTACGCCAGAAATGGAAATTGAGTTTGGCGAAACGGATGTGCTGGTCAAGGGTCGCTCAATGCGCGAAGCGGCAAAAAACAAAGCCATGACCGAAAACAAAATTACCGAATACATAAAGCTGCTTATTCCCGAAGATGAGACAGCCAACATGGATGACATTACTTTTGCCGACATTGAGGCAGAGTTTCCGTCATCCGTGCAGATTGCTTTGATTGAAAAGATTGCCGAAGCCATTAGCCCAACATACAGGGAAGCGCGGGGAAACTGATTCGCTCATTGAGGACGCAAGTGGAATGCGCGATGGTCTTCAATGGGCATACACACGAAACGCTGGCGCAGTTAGATGAGGTTACGATGACCAGAATCCAAACAATGTATGCAGATGGCGCATTGGGGAATCACGGGATTCTGACTTGCTTAGGCCAATTGACAGCGGGGGTTTTTAATTACATGCGCCCCAAGGATGCGCCTGATTACAAGCTGGTCAAGATTTTGGGGAATGTATATGATTACATTGTCCCGCCAATGAGTGAAGCAGAGCAAAAAGAAGCCGCAAATAATGCGCTAAAAACATTTATGAGCGCAGCGCCGGGATTTGATGAAAAACGATTCAAGGTAAAAAATGGCTAATTTTATTGGGCGATTGGGTGTAGTTCTTGGCCTAGACAGCGCCGAGTTTAGCCGTGGCATTGACGCTGCTGGCAAAAAACTAGAAAGTTTTTCTAACGCCGCCGAAAAATACGGCAAAGTGGCGGCAGTGGCTTTGGTTGCTGCTGGTGCTGCTGCACTTAAATACGCAGACGATATTGCTGATACTGCGGCTGCCAATGAGGTTGCCATAGATTCAGTACTCAAGTTGCGTAATGCTCTTGCCAACTCAGGCGGCTCTGCGGAAAACGCTGGCAAATTAATGGCAAGTTTTACTGCACAAATTGATAAAGCGGCAGATGGCGGCTTTGAAGTGCAGCAGACATTTAAGAAAATGGGTTTGTCGCTAGATGACCTACGCAAAATGGACATGGACACCATGTTCAACAAAGCGGTTGAGGGTCTTGCGGGAATGACTGACCCGATTACTCGCAACGCCAAAGCTATGGAATTGTTTGGCAAAGCCGCAAAGGGCGTAGATTTTGTAGAGCTTAACGAACAATTGAAAACAGGCGCTGGCGTAAGTGATGAGCAAGCCGAAGGAATTAAAGCTGCGGCAGAATCGTATGATTTGCTGGCGCAAGCAGGGCGAGATTTTTCTATTGTTCTTGCAAAAGAACTTGGCCCTCCGCTGAAAGCTACGCTGGATTACATGAAAGACCTTAATGGGCAGGGCTTGCAATTTGGCGATATTTTTAAAGTGGCGTTTCAAACAATTGCCGTGCTTGGGGCAAATGTCGCTTTTGTTTTTGAAAGCATTGCGCGTGAAATAGGCCACACATGGGACAACGCCAAGCTGCTGGCGAAGTTTGACTTTAAAGCTGCGCGTGCGGGGGTTGAGCAATTTGCGGCTGAAAATGATATGCGTGCCGCAAAATTAGAAGCGTTTGAGCGCCGCATTATGGGTGACGCTGGCGCGGGTCGCGGCTTTATGCGCGGCGATGAGGGCATGCCAAAACCAAAAGCAAAAGGCAATTTACGCGATGTTGTAGAAGGTGTTAACAAAGATGCCGAAGCAGAAAAAAGACGGCGTGATAGAGAAGCGGAAAAAGAAAAAAAACGCCTAGAGGATTTGGCAAAAAAACAGCTTGATTTAGAGCTTAGAGGCTTGGATGAAGAAAACAAACAGCGTGAAGAAACCAACAGGCTTCAATCTGAACAAGAAACAATGTATCAAAGGGGCAATGCTGCTCAAGCTATGGCGCAGGAGCTTGCCGGTATAGCGCTTGACAGAGAAAAAGAGCGATTAATTCTTGCTGACCAAGGCAGGAACATGCGGTCAGAAGATTTGCAATTTGCCCAAGCTGCTTTGGAAATTGAGTACAAGCGCAAAGACGCAATGCAAGCAATTACTGACAACCAAGCGCTTGACCAAGAAGCCCGTGCAAAAGCCTATGAAAAAAACAACGCTTTGGCAGCACAGGCGCTAGAGCTTGAAACCAAGCGCTTAGAGCTTGCAAAACAAATGCGTGAGGGTAGCCTTGCAGATGGGTTTAGAAACGCAGCCGAGGCCACATTCCGCAACGCCTCAACTGAGTTTGAGCGAGGCCAGCAAGTGTTTCAATCAGTTATGGGCAACATGGAATCGGCGCTAGACAATTTTGTTCGCACTGGCAAACTAAACTTTGGCGATTTTGCCAGAAGCGTTATTGCTGATTTAATTGCAATCCAATTAAAAGCGCAAGCAATGGCTATTTTTAAAATGGCAATCAGCGCGTTTAGCGGTAGTCCAACTATTCCTATGCAACCGGGCGGCGGATATGCCGATGGCGGTGAGCCTCCAGTAGGGCGCGTAAGTTTAGTGGGTGAGCGTGGGCCAGAATTGTTTGTTCCTAAAACAGCGGGGACAATCATTCCAAATCACCAACTTGCAAGCGCAATGGGCGGCGGTCAAACAGTCAACTACAACGGGCCATTTATTGCAAGCATGAGCGCAATTGATACGCAATCAGGGCTGCAATTTTTGGCTAAAAATAAACAATCGGTTTGGGCGGCTTATCAGTCTGCAAACCGCAGTGTTCCAATGTCTCGTTAAGGAAAAATTATGGCAGTACCAAATACTTTTGCGGCTTCAACAACAACAATTCCACTTGCAAATCTGGATGCTAATTTTGCTTACTATGATGCCGCTTACAGCATTGCCGCAACGACAATGACTGTTAACTACACATTGTCAGCAACAGGGGCAGTGGCGTTAAATCCAGCAAATTTGAATGTAGTGATTTCGCCAACTGGCACGGGGTTGGTAACAATTAATCCTGCAACCGCTGGCACGATTAATAAAATGAGCATTGGAGCGACTACGCCGGCGGCTGGCGCATTTACAACATTGGGCGCATCAGGCGCGGTTACTTTAAGTCCAGCTAGTGCCAATGTGGTGTTATCGCCAACGGGTACAGGTCTAGTTACCATTAATCCTGCAACTGCTGGCACGATTAATCGAATGAGCATTGGTGCAACTGTAGCTGCCACTGGCGCTTTTACAAGCGTAACCACTTCGTCAGATATTTTTATGACTGGCGGGGGTGAGATTTATTTTACCCAGCCAGCGCCAACAGCATTAACAGCAACTGCCACGCTGACCATTGCTCAATTGCTTACGCAAATTATTACGGGAACAGCAGCAACTGCATTAATTTTTACTTTGCCAACCGGCACATTAGTGGATGGCGGCGTACCCGCTTCTGTAGCTGCAAACATGGGTTTTGATTGGTCAGTAATTAATTTAGGTTCTGCTTTAGGCGCAATTACTATGACAGGTGGTGTGGGAAATACCTATGTTGGCAACGCCACAATTGCAATAAATACATCAGCTAGGTTTCGCACAAGAAAAACAGCGGCGGCAACTTACATAACTTACCGGGTGGCTTAAATGAGCCTTCAATCAATACTTTCTGTTGCTGAATCAGTAGGCATTAATGACCACAAGTTTGCTGGTCAAATGATGAGCCGCAACATGAGAATAAGCACCTCAGAAATTTTGACTGTGCAGCCGTTTGGGTTTTCAATTAAGCCTATGAATTATTTGCTGTATACGCAAAGTCGCGCCATTTTGTCAACTTTGCGCGTAGCTGACCGAATAACAGAACAGTATTTAAATTTTGGCACAACTGGCTGGCTTAATTACATTGTGTATCAAGGTCAAATGACCAGTGCCGACATTATTGCAAGCAGAGTGCAAACTTCATCTGCAAATAAAACCATTGTCCTAGGAACATTGCCTACACTTACGCCAACATCCTTCATTGTTAAGACGGGTGATTTTATTCAAATAGACCGATACGCATACATTGCAACAGCAAATGTTTTGCGAGGCGCTGCTGCTACTGTTAGCATCCCCGTACA